CCAGTTCTATAGACCGCCCCAGCGGACGTTGCAGAGACTATAGAACGATGTACTGCACATACAAAGGAAATATCATGAGTTCAACGACTTTCTCCGGCCCAGTCACATCCACAAACGGTTTTATTGGTGCGATTCTTGGCCCTCTGCTTAACCCTGTAGTTACGCACGTACCCGTAGCAATCAACGCTACGGCGACAGCCACAGCAGCCCAAGTTGCGTCAGGCTACATCACTTCTACTTCAGTCGCAGCCACCACAATTACCCTGCCTACTGGCACTTTGTTGGGCGCAGCTCTTAATGCGTCACAGGGCACGATAACTGAGTTGTACATTGACAACACCGCAGGTGGAAGCCTTGTAACCCTCGCGGTTGCCACGAACGGTATTCTGTCTGACGCAGCGACTACTGCCCTTTCCTTTGGCGACCTTACCGTTGGCTCTGGTATTACAGGCGTTGCCCGCTTTACGATAATGTTCTCCAGCGCCACAGCATACGTGTTTACACGTACAGCCTAGTTTAGCTCCCCCGCTTCGGCGGGGTTTATCACTTATAGGAGCTGATAATGAGTTTTGCAAGCAATATTTCGTCAGTCAGTAAGACTGCAACTGCACAAGCGGTCAATGGTCGTTCTCGTTTGGCGGGGCTGTATTTTACACACTCGGCTACCCCTGCTACGCTTACTTTAAAGAGTGGTGGAACAGGTGGTACGGCTTTGTTTACATTGACCTCACCCGCTACAGCAGGTTCTCAGGACATGATAATTCCTGACAATGGCATTCTCTTCACAGATGGCATCCACTTAACATTAAGTAGCACGGAAATCACGAGTGTTACCTTGTTATTTGTCGGTGGCGCTGCAGCATAATGCCAAAAGGCATAGGCATCAAAACCTCTGTTAAGTCGGGTAATTTTCGCCCAACTAAACAAGGGGCGGGCATGACCAAAAAAGGGGTAGCAGCCTTTCGTAAAGCAAACCCTGGTAGCAAACTACAAACTGCAGTGACTGAGGACCAGCCCACTGGGGCTCGCGCTGCGCGGAAAAAGTCTTTCTGTGCGCGGTCCGCGGGCCAAGCTGAGAAGTTCCCCCAAGCAGCTAAGGATCCAGACAGTCGTCTTAATGAGTCACGAAAAAGATGGAAATGTTAAACCATGGAAATGATGATATGGAATCTTGTACTATCCTCTCTGGTGGGTGTTATGATTTGGGTACTTAAGGAAAAGTTCGGGGAGCTTGATCGCTTGAGTATTTTGATAAACAAGACTCGTGAAGAGATTGCAAGAGAACACATTACACGGAGAGAAGTTAGAGATGACATGGAAAAACTCATCCAGAGGTTCGAAGACGGGTTCCAGCGATTGGAGTCAAAAATTGACCGACTGGTGGAAGAAAGAGGCCACACAAGAGACCGCTAGATTAGGTGTTTTAAGTGGACCGAAGAAAGAAAAGAAGTACCCTTTGAAAGAAGAATTTTTAAGAAACTTGAAAGCAACTAAAAGGAGTTAATCATGGCTGGTCGTGGAATGGGTGCTGCTACTAAAGGTGGCGGAGCAGTAGGTAGTGGTCCAAAGAACAAAATGTTGGAAACAACGTCAAAGACAACAGGTCCTATGATGATGGCGAAAGGCGGAATGACTAAAGGCTATGCAGGCGGTGGCATGATGACTAAAGGTTATGCTGCAGGCGGTGCTGCAATGAAGTCAAAAGGCGCTACAATGGGTGGTGCAATGAAGAAGAAGAAGTCAGGTAAGTAATGGCGTATTTAAACAGCAACATACCCTACTTTAAGTGTTGGGTTCGGCGAGAGTTTACAAATATGCACCAGAAGTATCAAGGTGAGTATTTGCACGCTTTAGCCGTTGCTGTGACAACCATGCCTGACCGTTGTTTAAGTTTTCAGTTAGTCTTCACAGGCTGTGAAAGCCATGCAGATGATTCGGAAAACATACATGGTGGTGCGATGTGGGCGAGAATGCCCATTACCGCTCTTGTGGGAGATATTCCACTTGAGAAGTGGCCCGAGAGGATGCCCACACATTTAGTGCAACCTTGGGATTGCCCTTCCCACCATCACTCTGTTATTAAGTTTGAAAGAACATCCCCTAGCCCTTGGATTTGCAAGATTGGGGGCGAGTTTTACACAGGTCGTTATTTGTTTACGGTAGATTATGCGGAAAGTGAAGTAGCTGACTGCCCTGCTCAACACAAACAGAGTCATGTGTTGGTCTTAACAGATGCCGGACCGTGGACCGGGAACATTGTCGCATTACCCAATAACCGTGTTCGTGTGACGAGCCCAGCGTTTTGGGAAACAGGCAAGGGTGCACCAGACTTTAAACCAAGTCAGTGGATTCATTGTGCTGAGCAAGATGATACGTACATGGACCCAACGGTGACATTTGACAACCTTTACAGTGACAATAAAAAATGACAACTTCAGGGACAACGAGCTTTAATCTCCAGATCGATGATTTGGTAGAGGAAAGTTTTGAGCGCTGTGGGATGCGGATGACCAACGGTTATCAGCTAACTAGCGCTCGGCGGTCCTTGAACCTTTTATTTTTAGACTGGGCAAGTAGAGGATTAAACCTTTGGACAATTGAGCAAGCCACATTTCCCTTGGTTCAAGGATCGCGTGAATTGGTTCTTGCTGATGACACAGTGAACGTTTTGTCAGCTGTTGTAAGACTATTGAATTCTGGTCCTTCTACAGACATTACGATTGATCGAATAAGTCGTGAAGAGTACTTAAATGTACCTGATAAGACGACCCAGGCACGCCCTTCACAGTACTATGTACAACGTGCTAACCCAACGACGGTGTTTTTATATCCTGCAGCGGATCAAGACTACACTTTTGTCTACTACCGCATTCGTCGCATCGAGGATGCAGGGGACTACACGAACACAGCAGACGTGAACTTCAGGTTCTTGCCTTGCTTGGCGAGTGGGTTATCTTACATGCTGTCATTAAAGTACGCACCAGAACGTGCTTCAGCATTAAAACAGATATATGAAGAGGATTTTCAAAGGGCAGCAATAGCGGATCGCGACACAGCAAGTGTTCACTTCGTCCCAGATGTAGGGGGCTAATGTGGCATATGCAACAGGTAAATACTCCCTTGCTTTATGCGACTACTGTGGGCAACGTTACGATTACAACGTTTTGCGAAAGAATTGGCGGGGCTTTATGGTCTGCCCTGAAGACTATGAGCCAAAAGAGCCCCAGCTTGATCCGCTTAAGTACCGAGGCGATGCGATTGCGCTACGCAATCCTCGCCCTGATCGCATTGAACCAGTTTCAGTATTTGTTGGAGCGCCTGGGTTTTCAGCGTTCCAAAGTTTGGGAAGCGCCAATGGTGGCACAAACATGCAACCCTATCCTCCTGCTAAAGCGGTGGTGGGGGTTGGTAGTGTTGGATCAGTTACGGTGGTGACCTCATGACATACGACGAACTCGTTACAAACTTACGCAATTACACTGAGGTAGATGCTAACGTATTCTCTCCTTCGGTAATAAACACGTTCATTACTATGGCGGAAAACCGTATTCTGCGTGACATTGACTTGGATGTCTTTAAGTTAGAGGCTACGGCTAATACAACACCTAACAACAGGTTTCTAACTGCTCCAACTGACATATTAACGCACAGATATATCATGGTGACTTCGGGGACAGGACAAGTGTTTCTTGATTTCCGTGACACGTCATTTATGAAAGAGTATTGGCCTAATGGGACAGAGACAGGGGTCCCAAAGTATTACGCTGTTTGGGATCAAAACACTTTCTATTTAGCTCCTACACCAAATGCGTCTTTTGTGGTGGAGTTAGGGTATATTTATCGACCAACACAGTTATCCCCTGAAAATCAGACAACCTGGATTAGTAAAAATGCGCCTGAAGCGCTGCTATATGCGTGTTTAATTCAAGCATACAGTTACACTAAAGGTCCATTAGAGATGCTCCAGTACTTTGAAAACAGCTATAAACAGGCTGTCCAAGGATTGGGTATTGAGCAACAAGGTCGTCGCCGTCGCGATGAGTACCGAGATGGTATGATCCGCGTGCCAATTAAGTCAGAGAGCCCTGGTCCATGAAAATAGGTCAAAAAACATATATTAAAGGGGCAGGGCTATGAGTTTTTCAGGAAACTTCATGTGCACAAGCTTCAAGGTTCAGCTCCTTGAAGGTGTTCATGACTTTCGCCCTGCGGAAGGGGATGTATTTAAGATTGCCTTATATAACAATAATGCCTCATTTACCGCTGCAACTACGGCATATACCACTGTAAATGAAATAGCGAGCTCTGGATCGTATGTTGCAGGAGGAGGTATTTTGACAAAAGTATCCCCTACTTCTAGTGGCACGACTGCCCTCACTAGCTTTTTAGACATATCATTTACAAGCGCTACGATTAATGCTTATGGTGCTTTAATCTACAACAGCACCCCAACGCATACTTACACCAACCCTGCCGTTTGCATTTTAGATTTTGGTGGCGCAAAAACATCCACTAACGGTACTTTTACAATTATTTTCCCAACGGCAGACGCAACAGATGCCATTATCCGTATTGCGTAAAAAGAAGGTAAATAATAGTGTCTTGAATTAGGTGATCTGTTAATATATTTAATACAAGTACTTCGGCGATTATCCGCCTCAATTAAGGAGTTTATGATGTTAACTAGTAAAGCAGATGCGATAGATGTTTTAGGCGCTACAGTCCAATCAAATCTTGGCGCCTCAGATGGTATAAAAGGCGGAGGTATGTTCACTGTCCAATGTTTTGACAAAGACGGCGTCCTTAAATGGGAAGCGACCAAGAATAATTTGGTGGTAAACATTGGTCTTCAAGACATGAACACTAAATACTTTAGCGGTAGCGCCTACACCGCCGCTTGGTATATTGGTTTATACGGCGCAGGTGCTTCAAACAACCCTGCCGCTGGTGACACAATGTCTTCTCATGCTGGTTGGGTAGAAGTCACTGCTTACTCACAAGCAACCCGCCCTGCGGCAACATTTGGTACAGCTACAACTGCTGATCCTTCTGTTATTAATAACTCAGCTTCTGCTGCAGTGTTTACAATCAACGGGACAACAACTGTTGGCGGTGCGTTCTTGACTAGTAATAGCACTAAGGGTGGCACAACAGGTACATTGTTCTCGG